CATCATAGACGCTAAAGGCTTTCAAGATCATCGGAGTCCTCCAAGGTTCGTTTTAATTGTCTGAGTTGTGATAGTTTGACTCGCTCCCGTATTGGGAGTCGAATATTATCAGCATTAGATACATCGATTCTAAGTCCATTGTAGGTGTCTTTGACTGTATTATGACTCGCCCGGGCCTGCCTGTCCAGCTTTATCTTATACATTTGTATAGGATTTTCGGCTTCGTAAAGCCTGTCATAGTACTTGGGCGGTGACGTTTTATAGCCCGCCGCTGTGGTATAGACCCCTTCGGGATAGATGTCGCCTTTATAGATGGAATACCAGCCTGAGCCTAATCCGGGCATCCTCGACATGGTGATATATTCGGGATGCTTTCCTGCGTAATGCGAGTTTGAGTTGATTCCATAGACCTTTTTGAGGGTATATCTGGCGACATATGAGGCAGTTGCTGGTGTAAGGTCTGTGATGATCGAGAAACCGTGGGGCCACAGTTTTTGGAGCAATTCTGAGGTGTACCATCGAAACGGGTGTTCCTTGAACAGTATGCGGTCTGGGAAATTATAACCAAAGATAAGAGCATGGTAATGCGGGCGGGATAGTTTCTTTCCGTATTCGCCACAGTGAAAATACCTGATTTTTAGGCGCGTTTTGCGCCTTAGCTCTTTTATGAACCGTTTGAAGTGGGCCGGCACTAGGGTTCCCCCTTCGGGGAGCTTGTCGGGAGCGTATGTTAGCGTGATAAACGAATTATTGGCGTGTAATTGCGCTTCGTGTACGCAACGTAACGCCCATTGCCTAGATCGCTCTAACCGACAGCCTGTGCACGTGCCACAAGAGATTTTAAAGGACAAACGGTCGTCTTTGTGATTCTTTGACTTAAAGATGACCTGTTTCTTGCCATTTTCCGTGAGACCATCCGAGTGGCATTGGATGGGATAGTAACACGGCATGTGGCCTAGAGTCTAACCCCGCCTCTTTGCGGGTTAGCTTGGTTTCTACGATGAATTTTTGACGCTGTTCTCGTGAAAAGACGGCGACTTTTGCCTTTGGACATTCGGCGGCGGCGCATGTTTGAGTTCCTCCCTTCTTTCACCCCAAGGGATGAAAAGTGTTTGTGAGGGTAGATTTGTCGTTCTGACTGTTCCGTGAGTCCTGAGCCTGATTGTACGAGATAGATGCGTCTTTTTTGCGCTTTTTTTACCTAAAAGCGCAGTTTTTAAGGTTTTGTATATAGTAGACCCAATTAGCTTAAGCATTTTGGGTCTGTCGTGCTATGTATGTCAAGTAGGACATAGCACTCCCCTGTCATTGAGAATGTTATCTCTGGGCTGCAAGTGTTCCACCTTGGCCCAGAGTTCTCAGGGGGCGTCGTGGATACGACCCCCCGATATAGTAAAAATCACGTAAGCCTGTCGGCAAACGTGATTTTGTTGTAGTTAGGCAGTTGAACGGCCCAGCTTCGCTGTTGGTCTTGTACGTCAACTGCTTTTTCGCTTCGCTGTTTTTTGAAGTCAACTTCGTTGAAGTACAAGAACCAAGAAAACTTCTGTTGAACTGATACGTCAACGTCGATTTTATCATATTTCGGGTGGCTTTGTCAAGCCTTCCGTAGATTTAGTTTCTGGTTCCTGTTTTACTTCCTGTTTTTGCTGATCTGGGGCTTTTAAGATCCCGAGTTGTACGGCTTCAGCCTGATTGCGTGGGTCAGAGGCCCACTCGAGTAAGAGTCCGGGATCATTGTTGAATTTAGCGCGGATATCCGCTGGCAACTGCAAGAAGGCGTTGCGGGCAGTTTCTGCCTGATGGACTATCTCCCGATAGTCCGGGAAGTTTGAGACATCGGCGTAGACTGGCTCGCCGATGATGGGTAACTCGCCCGTAGCTTTAAAGCGGGCGATAATTTTGTTGATATCCGTCTGATCCGCATATTCCTGTTTAGTTTTAGAGGGTAGAGTGAACGTTATTTGTACACGCTTTCGTTTTGGTTCGTTAGACGTGGGTAGTGTTTTAGCCATATTTACCTCTTAAGTTCGTTGTATGCGTCAGACGGTGAGAGTTTGATTGGTAATTTGGAGCCTTTCAAGGCTCCTAGCATCCTGCCGGATGGTGAGAATAGACTTCCCATTGTTTTCGCTATGACAGCGAGAGAAGCCCCTGAGACAGCCATGTCTTTGACGAGTGGCATGACGGCTTCTGCCCAGCCGAATTTCTCGGCATGGGCTTGTTTTACTTTCATGATATTAGAGGCCGACCATGCCTGAGCATTTTCTATCGTTGTTTTGGCTATTGCCTGTTGACGGGTTTCTTCTAGTATTTGTTCCGTGAGCTTGGCGTTTTTAACCGCCTGTTCGACACTAAGCCGTTCTTGCGCCTGTAGCTTTGTTTGAGAACGGGTTCTTGCGATGTCTGTTCCTGAGGATACCAGCTCTGACCCAAGTGTTGAGAAGTCAGGCATCGTAGCTGATGCTCCAGCTGGCGTTGAAGCTCCAGAGTTTGCAGATAGTATAGGGTTAAGCCCTGCCTTTCTAAGATCAGCGACTTCTCGCTGATGTGCTGTGTTGGACATTCGTTCCTGAAATGCCATTTGTTCCCTAGCGATCTTCTTGTTTTGTTGTGCAGAGTATAGTCCTCCTAATACGTTACCGCCCATCCCGCCTACAGCAAGTGCAGTTTCGGCAAGCATGTGAGACCTCCTTACATGTGGTCGATCATGCCGGGTACGCCGAAGACGGGCATGGGTCGGGCGCAGATGAGCTTTATGTAGGAATCGAAGATGAAGTGAGGCTCGTCCACGGTCGCGATGATTCGTTCCATGGCGGGGGCCTCTTGGACGAATTCATCATTTAACGTTGGTAGATTTGCGAAGTCCTGAGCCACGTGCCACATGTCGAGTGGCGTGCCCGTCGTCGCCTGAGATCGCATGAGGCCAGTAAGCGAGCTTCGCTTAACGCGCAGCTCGTCGTATCGTGGAATATAGCCGAAGATTTGCTCGTCGGTAGCGTTACCTTGCGTGAAGATTTCCTTATTTTTGATTCCCTGTTCGCCCAGCATGGCTAAGCTAGGCCAGTAATGGTCATAACGGGTTTCATAAGACCAAGGTCTTTCGAGCCCTTGTGAATAATTGAGGTCGGCCCTTACCGAAAGTACGCCCAGAACGATGCAATGCTCGGTGAAGCTATGGACGAACCCGTGGGACGTGCCAGAGACCACGCCATAAGCAGCTAAGTTAGCCTGAGGCGTGTTGGCGTAAGTTCCCGTAGGTGAAGTTTGAGGAACAGAGTGAATGGAGACTGGTGACGTACCGCCACCTAAGTAAAGAGGACGTTGAAGGACATCGTAGCGCGGATCGCGGACTTGGAAATGAGACTTGATTATTTCCGGGTATCGGGTTCCGCCTCGTGCATCTCGCTCAAGCATTCGCTGGTACTGGAAGGCCTGCCTGATGTCATTGATGGTAGCTGATGTGGCAGCGGAGAGATCCGCATAGAGATTCGACGGGTATACCGCCGATCCGGCGGTGTGAGTAGAACTTGCAGTTCCTGTCCCAAGGTTTCCTGAATTAAAAGATGCCGCCATATTTTCAGGCGGTTGACCTGTTCCATCCGCTTTTGCCCATCCGGCCGCATTTTGCGCTCCTGTAACAAGTATAGCGTTTGAAGTCCTGACAGTAGCCTGATTTCCTAGAGGTAGTAAGACCGGGTCCCCTTTTTGCGCAAATGGGAGTGCCGAAGTGAAGTAATCAGGGCGCTTATTGCGTTTAAGTATAGTGTAGTCCTCGCCTGTAGTCGTGTCGCCGGTATTTACTGGAATTGTGTCTTGTAAGTTTTGATCTCTAAACCACTCGTTCCAGCATTTCCGGTAGGCCCTTAAAGGGAGAACCGAGTGTTTAAAGCCCGCTACACCGACGGGAAGGCCCATATAGTCATGGATTGATCCGGTAAGATATCCCCCTGAGGGGGCCGTCTGCATAGGGATCGTGTAGTCCGTCGGATCCGTTGGATTTGTGCGTTCACCGCAGAATTTTTCCCAGTTGTCCCAGAGCAAGCGATAAGGGACAGAGAAGAAATGAGTATCAAGGAAAAGATTATCCATTGGCGGTTTTAAGAGAGTGGCGATACGAGCGAGACAAGACATTTGAAGATTGAAGGTGTCGCCTGGATAGGCGAAGTCGACGTAGAAAGGAATTAAGTCGCCGGCTGAGAATGTGGTTTTGTATCCGTGAGATCTGTCGAATGTCGAGCGTTGAATATTGGCTTGAGGAACGGTGGAGAATGAGTGACCCATTACGGATTTCATGAGACTAGCTCCTTTTTACCCTCGCTAGAATTCGTTTCTAGGGGGCTAATAATTTTTTGTAAGGATGTGACATGGTCTTTTTTGTACTCCAGCGCAGTTCCTACCAGTTTTATAACTTCATGAGGGGTGAGCTCGGCATTCTGATCGTTGTATTCACCAATTTCATAGAAGGTGAAGTCTTGAGGATACTTGGATATTAAGCCATCCGCGTCATTGGTCCATCCTTCGAAGTCACGAAGTGCCACCCCAAGGGTGGTTCGAAAGATAGGGGGATGGAAGGCCTTCGCCTTCCCATCATAGACGCTAAAGGCTTTCAAGATCATCGGAGTCCTCCAAGGTTCGTTTTAATTGTCTGAGTTGTGATAGTTTGACTCGCTCCCGTATTGGGAGTCGAATATTATCAGCATTAGATA